GGGGGCGGTGGAGGAGGAGGTGCTCCACCCCCACACATAAGTACACTCAACAATTCTAACACGTTACGAATCTCCTTTAATGGTTACTTGTCCTTCATGTTCCATACTTTGATCTCTTAATTCTTCCTGCTTATCTTTAATCCAAGTGACAACCTGTTGTTGTCCTACTAACCTAGCTATTTCAGCCTCAGTAACAAGGAACGAGGGTAGTTTATTTGGAAATATAGTATCCAAAGTGTTCAACAAACCATCACTTATAACCAACCTAGTATCATTTTTATACTGTCTCATAATCAAAACTGCTCCTAGAGGTACGAAAAAAGTTTCCAACTTGGAAATTATTATTATTTTACTGGACAAACTCCTTGTAAACACTCGTCATCCTCGAGTTCATGGGTTCCTTTTACTTCATCTAAGTCTACAGGAGTAAGTTGTGCCACATACTCCTCGTAAACTTTAGCTGATACTATTTCTTGGGGAAGGTAGGAGTAGACTTCTTGAGTATCAACATGGGGAAGAAAGCTAACCCCAACATAAGAAGACCAGTTAGACTTGAGCCAAGTGATAATAGTTGGGATTTCATCTGCCTTATAAGTAACTGTAATCGAGCAGTTCTGCTCAACGTAAGCATCCATGAGAAGTTTGTACCTCTCAAGTTGGCTAATAGCCGATTCGTAGCTAACATAAATTTCCTCCTCAGAATTAATATCTCTGCTGAATCTCATGTTGTCCCACTTGACAGGGAAAGTAACGATAACATTATGCTCATCTACAGGACTCGTTACAGTATGATACCCTGCTTCTCTCAACCTTGGGAGAATAGGATCATTAGCAGAGAAGTTTACATTGTTAAATATGTATTTTCCTATGGGTTTATGACAACCTTCAGTGGTATCCATGATTTTACTGAGAGTCCCACTAGGTTTAATTGTAGTAACATTCTTAGGTCTTTGAGTTCCTAACTCATCAGCCATAGAGTAAGCCCCATGTACCGCGAGATTCTTCAATCTTTTATAGTCATAGTAAGAGAGGTCTTCACGGCTGGCGATTCCTGTAAGTCCCACTCCACAAAGTCTGAGGTACTCATTGTTTTCATGCCACGTTCGTTGGAGTATTCCATCATCAAGAGTAACAAGGGTTTGCCTATAGTTTGCTCTAGAGATGAGGAAGATAGCCCTTTCCAATCCTCCAGAATCTTCTCTAAATTTTGATAGATCGACTTCGGACAAGTTACAGAAACTCTTATTTCCAAGAAGGATTTCGGCACATGGGTTGACTCCGGTGAACCAAGGTGCTCGTCTGCGAGCTTCCTTTCCATTGATGATTCCAGGTTCTGAGCCACCTGATTCTTTAATGATTTTAAAAACTTCTTCGATTTCTTCATGAGTAGGTTCTTCCCAAAAGACTATAGAGTTATTAGATTGGCTACGATGAGGAGTATCTCCAAGGTTATCCTTAGCTCTGGCAAACTGTTTCCATTCAGGAGTATTGTGATATACTAGAGCTATCTCAGCAGATCTTCTACTGCTTAATACAGTCCCTAACCAGTTCATTATATCTAAGATGTCCATCTTAGACAGGAGCTGCCCTGATTTCTTGTTTAGAATTTGAACGATAGCTGAATAGGCTTTAGAGATAGGTCCGTCTCCTGAGCTGATCCAACCATAACCACTAAGCCGTTGTCCTGCTGGTCTGAGTTGTGTGAGATCGAGTACGAACCTTGTAGCTTTCCCTTTGAAAGCCAGAAGCTTGCCGATACTTTTTGCCCACCCTTCAGCGGAGTCACCAATTGTAATAGTCCAAATCCCGGTATCGGGATCAAAACTTTCTCTATTTCCGTCATGTCCTCCCTTCTTTGTGCGTTTACTCCTAATGATTTCAATTTCTTCAATGGGTTTGGTAAAGCCTGATAGCGTTCCGACAACAGGTGTGAACCCAACTCCACACCCTTGTAACAAGAGCCACAAAGAGTCAACAACATCATGGATAGTCTCCACTTTTAAATGAGCACAATTAAACTGACTAGCTTCTCTCTTCTTAGCTACATCAGTTCCACCTAACCATAAGGTTCTACCTGATACCATGACCTTACGTTCTAACAGGAGCTGACGTAGTTCTTCAAGTTCACTGTTAAATCTTTCTCTTAAATCTTCACCAGACTCATTCAATGCTCTGCTCCACAACCATGCCTGATGATTAATTACACGATCTATAGTCTGTTCCCAAGTCTCATAGGTTTCATCCTTATCATCTAAAGGTCTACTGTAAGTTCTCCTCGTGATAACTTGTGCTCTAACAGAAGGTTTATTCATACACACTCCTCTAGGACAGGTGGTTTATAGTTTTTTCCTTTCAATACTTTTCCATGTTCACATTTGACAACAGGAAGCTTACTCATGTTAGATTTATGGACAAGATTATATGCCTTATCAAAATCTAATCCAAAAGAAACAGCAGTTCCTTTAAGAACATAGACCACATCACATAGCTCTTTCAAGAAATCCTGCATTAATACATAGGTTTCCCCTTGGTCTATGTTTCCCTCCAACTGAAAGCCAGCTTCAGCCAGTTCCTGCACCTCTTCAAATATCAACTTCATCCTAAACTCAAGGAGTTCTTTACTGAAGGGCTGATCAACAGCCAACTCCATCTTCTCATGAAACTTCCTGACTTTTTGCACTATATTTCTCCTCTTTAATCATTTCTAAATAACGTATTGCCTTATCAATATCTTCTTTACCGCCCTTCATGTCATGTCTTAATACATACTTTATCACGTTCCCCTCAGCATAAGGAATCTGATTCCTCATAATAAAACTGATTGGTTCTATGTCATACCTAGCATAATAATCAGGAGACACATTCTCTTTAATCATATTATAAATCTTTACATTTTTGTTGAAGGAGTCCATAAATTAATTTCCTCTTTGTTAAAATCATAATCTTTAGTTCGTAAAATTCTAGCAACTCTAGCTTGAGTTAACGCATGATCTTCAGTCAATCCTGCTTTTGCATAAGCATCTATGATGGTCTGCCACCTAACCCCTTTAGTTAGAAGGAGTTCTGTAGCTTTCTTCGGTCCTATACCTGGACACCCCTTATAATTATCTACTGAATCTCCTGTTAAAGTCTGGAAGAAAAACATATGATCGGCAGTCTTCTCATCTATAACTTCAGTAACCTCTGAGTCCATGTTGTAATACTCACAAGGAATCGTAAGCATATCCTTATCAATAGAGATGATTATATTTCGATCAAACCTTCCATCAGTAGCAAGGATACCCAAGACATCATCAGCTTCTAACATGGGTTGAGTCTTAGTAGCATAGTACTCTTTAAGATAAGTCTCCAGATGATTATATCCTAAAGGCTTCTTACTATCTTTCCGGTTTAACTTATAATCGGGAAAAATTTTTCGCCTAAAATTATTTGCCCTGTCTGAAAAACAAATAGTAGTAGTAAAATCTTTTCCTTCTCCTAATTTCTCCTGCCACTCTTGAATCATAAAATTGGCTTGAGCTTTTAACTCCTCTACATTAGTAGCAGTTGTTAAAATCCCATCATCCCAATGTACCACTGTCTGTACTGCCCAACACACTTTGTATGTAAGTATGTCTCCATCTATCAATAGTCTCAAAGTATCCATAGTAATCTCCCATCTTTAAATGTTCTTGGTAATGACACTCGTCACATAAATATCTACACTTCAGGGATTCTTTTAATCCTATTTTAAAATTATATCTCCCTATCCTAGAAATTTTAAATCTTTTTGTCTCAGGATTAATATGGTGAAAATGTAAAGATCTTTTTAAATCTATCTTGTTACAGTGTTCACAAGTAAAGTTTCTTAATAGACCTAAAATATACATTCTTACTTGATACCTATAGGCATCATAACCAGTTTTCTTTCTTATATACGGATTTTTAGAGAGTAAAAAAGTATGAAAACCTTTACAAAATTGTGCTAGTTTATCAAATGTATCAATGTGTTTCAGCCCAATTTCTTCCAATTTTAGACGTTCCACTAAGAGGGCATCCAAATTCATAGTAGTCTCCAGCTCTCGTAATCGCTTGTTCCGCTTCCGGTCCGATAAATTTTTTGGCATACCTCTCCTTGCATTCAATTTGAAATTCATCATGGATGTTAGCTACAAACTCATAGTCCTCTCCAGGTATTAACCCTAACAATTGTAACCGTTTATCCAAGAGAATCAGAGATGTTTTCATCAAGATAGCTCCTGCACTCTGAAGCAGGGTGTTTAAAGCAGAATGTTCTGAACGTACATGGAGTCTTCTACCATCTAAACCGATGAGATGGCCTCTCCTGCGGTAAGCTTGCTTGACGGCTTCAGTTAACTTAAGCAAACCATCAACACCATTCAACAACTTCATCCTAGCTTGTTTACCTCCGCGAATATTAGTCCCTAAGATCTTACCTAGTTTTTCATTCCCTGCTCCATATATAAAAGCGTAGAAGAATGTCTTGGCAGTGTCTCGTGACTTTAAACCTACCAGCTTTTGATTAATAGAATGGATGTCAGTCTTATCTTTTGAGTTTCCTTCGACAGCAGCAGTAGCATACTTGCCACCATCATACTTCTTTAAGTACCCTGCCAAGGCTCTAAGTTCTAGGCCATCAGCATCACACCCAACCAACACCTTATTCTTGGAAGCCTTGAATAGTTCCCGACATTCTTTACCAAAGGGACTGTAAACAGCAGGAACTTGAGCTACATTAGGAAAAGAATGAGTACACCTACCAGTAATAGCTCCATTGGTATTTACATTTCCAAAGATTCTCCCATCCCTCTCCAGTTTCAACCAAGCGTTATCACCTTCAGCTAGTTGAGATATTCTTTTAGATAGGAGGAAATGATTGAACAGCTCATCACAACCTGGATAGGGTAAAGATCTTAAAATTGTCTCATCAATTTTAGGTTTACCATTAGGAGTAAAGTCTTTAGGCTTCCAATCATAGTCCTTTTGAAGCTTATAACTGATATGATCCCTGCTGTTAGGATTAAAGCTTACCTTCTCTATCTTATTAAAACTTTCACCAGCAGTATAACCCTTAGCCTTGTTATCTTTCTTCGGAGTGAAGCTCCCCAAGTCCCTGTACCAACTGCCAAATCGTTTTTTTAGTTTAGCCCCAATTTGTTCCTTTTGTTTGAGAAGCATGACATATAATTCTTCCCCTTTCTTAACATCAAAAGAAAAACCGTTCTCAACTTGTCTTTGAATAAGATAAGCAAACTCATGTTCTAGCTTAACAGCTTCCTCATCACACTCAGCTTCACATAGATGATCAAAAAGAGTAGAAGTAATAGCTACATCCCTAGCACAATAATCTGCCATCTCATTAGTGAACGTAGACCAATCAGTGTCCTCATGGTTGAAGTCACCCTTCAGCATACCTAATCGATAACCCCAAGCTTTTAAACTATGAGAACCATAGAGCTTGGTAGGAATGTACTTCTTCTTAGCATCTAAGGTCATCATGTGAGAGTAAGCTAATCGAGATACCACGAGAGTATCACTTATCTTTGTCTCCTTATTAGGAGTCCAGCCTAAAAGTTTCTTTAGTACTGGCAGGTCATACCCTAATATATTATGTCCCACCAGACCCTCAGCATCAGACATTACCTCTAAGGCTTGTTCTAAGTTATCGTACTGGTCCTCATTAGCAAACACCTGAGAAGCTTGTGCTCCTTCTACTGTCATAGCTAAACAATGGATCTTGGAGACATCTGGAAGTAAACCATCAGTTTCTAAATCAAATATTATATTCATATTTAAAATGCCTCTTCAATATATTCACATTCTCTCAACCTACCTGTTTCCCTGTCGTAGTATAGTCTCGCTGCAACTCCTGTCGAACTCCCCTTGTATCTAGCCTTGAGAATTCTAACAGTTGTTTCACCTTCTTCTTGTTGATTTCTTTCGAGTCCAACCACGAAATCACTAAGCTGAGCGATGCTTCCACTTCCTCTAAGATCATTAAGTGATATTTTTCTGCCGTCTTCATGTCCTCTCCCGTCTGCTGGTTTTCTTAAGTGAGATACAATAAAAATACCGATGTTAACTTCTTCTGCGAGTGATCTAAGTTTAGTCATCAAGTTATCTATGAGTCTTCTTTCATCTCCACTCTCAATACCACTGATCATGATAGAGATGTGATCAACAATGATCCAAGAGACATTACAGCTCCTCGCTAAGTACCGGATACGGTTGGAGAGAACGTCTCCATCCATACTACCCCAATGATCATAGAGAAAAAGTCTCCCTGTATTTAATGTTTTTTCCCATATATCCCGTAAAAATTTTTCCTCTAAATTATCCTTCAGGTGGAGCATTTCATTGGCTTCAATAGACATGAAGTCAATGGCTGCTTGACGTACAGACTCTTCAAGAGCAATATAACCAATTGTTTCTCCTTTTGAGAGGAAGTATGACGCAATTTCTTTAACAGCGGTAGATTTTCCAGCTCCTGTCCCTGCACAAAACGTAACGAGTTCACCTTTTCTAGCTCCTAGAGTAAGGTTATTAAGACCCTGCCAAGGATACTCCATATCAGCAGCTTGCATCGGAGTGTTTACCAAGTCCCAAGTATCCTCACCAGCGATAATTCCATCTGGCCTGTAAACTGAGGCCCTGAACATAGCGTTAACCATATCAGATCCGCGATTAGCTAAGAGCATTTCATTAGGATCTTTAAGAGGGAGGGATGCTATCTTACATTTTCCTGGTGGGAAAAGCTCTGCTACCTTACGAGCTGCATTGTTCCCTTGAGAGTCGTTGTCAAACATTAATATTACTTCTTCAAAATTACCTAACAACCACTCTAAATCTTTAGCTATGGCTTTACAGGCTGATCCTACACCGTTTGGAATGGATACTACAGGGTACTGGCAACGCTGGACCTCAGCTACAGATAAGGTATCTATCTGGCCTTCTGTTATGACAATACGTTTACCTGAAGTCCAGCATTGTTTTCCCCATAAACCTAAATCTCTAGTTTCCCCTAAGATCGGAAACTCTTTATCTTTAGTTCTTAACTGTTGAGCTACGAGTTTATTGTCCTTGTCAAAATAAGGAGCAATATGAATCTTCTTATTATTATCGTAATTTACTTGATACTTAAAAAATCTGCAAGTTTCTTCGGATATTCCACGTTTGCTAAGGGACTCGTAAATACCCTGTCTAAAAACACCGTTGGACTTTGGTATATCTGGTACATCAACTGAATCGCTACTATGCTCATAATAAGAACAGCTATCACCGAAACAATACGCATGACCATCTGGATACCTCGCTAAATTATCTTTAGAACCACATTTAGGACAGGGTTCATGTACTACCCCTTTCTGATTTCTCTCAACCATGAATCAGGCACACTCCTTTCCGCATAGACAAACCCATGCTTTTCACACCACCTACCATAAGTGGTAGATGAACCCTTGTATAACTTCTGCCTAGAATTAGAAAAAATGAATCTTAAATCTATATCAGGGTATTGTTCTTGAATTAAAAGATGTTTAGTTCTATCTTTAGCTAAGAACCTACCCTTAGTTTCGATATAGATTTTCTTATTTTTTCCCACTAAAATAAAGTCAGGTGTATAATGCTTAGGTACAGGGATATACTTGAGTCTTTCCTTCTCGTAAGAGTAGGCTACACCAGAAGCCTTTAACTGGCTGGCTATTCGTTCTTCTAAGCCACTTCTGTAGCCCTCTCGTATACCCCTATACCTTTGTCTTTTAGTTGAACGTCTCATTTTCATCTTCCGCAATAATGGTGTTTTCAGCTTGTAATTCCCACAACAGCTTTTGTGTCCAATTAACTTCATGGAAGGCTTCTTTAGGATAATGACCTGCGTTAATTAGAAAAACAAGATTTTCCACGAGTGTCGCAATTGTGCTACTTTTTAAATTACGAACCTTAACAGCTATTATTTCAGCATTCATTTCACGCCACTCTTCATAACTAGCCATAACTTAGAAGTCCTCTTGTTCTTCATCTTCGTTATTATCAGAAGCTTCTGCTGTTACTCCCACAAAGCTACCTTCATCTTTACCCCAATCTACATCGTCTTTCTTGGTGTACTCAACTAAATCTACGATACGAACCTTCTTTATACGCATAGTAACTCCACCTTTTCCTTGATTAAAAGGCACTGCTTCATACGCTATTTTCAACTTGCTACCAGCTCCTATAGGATTTATTACTCTATTACCTTCAGTGTCTAAAAGAATAGGTTTCTGAATAAATGGATTACCATTCTTGGGCTTGACTTTAGCTTTCAACTTAAAATTAACAACATAATTGCCCGTTTCTTTTCCCTGATCGTCCAACTCAGGCTTAACAGGATTATGTTCTCCACCGTTCATCAATGGATCTACTATAGCTTGAATTCCCTTAACATCCTTCTTGTTAAAAATCATTTTGACTTGATACACTCCATCAGCATCGTACCGGACATCTGGAGTATTCAACCAAGGCCATGCTGCTGTTCCTACAGGTGTAACGTGTATTTTATTTGCCATTTTATAATTCTCCTTTTATATATTTTTCTGCTCCACCAAATTCAGGGATCTGTTTAAACTTACAGTCCCTCCTCATCTTACCTATAATTTCCATAACATCACTGATACTCCTTTCTTTCATCATCTTGTTGATATATAAACAATTGAATACTGCTGATAGTATAGCATACTTCTCAGCCTTGGTAAAACTATCTAAGCTATCTACTACTCTCATCATTCCTTGTGCTACTTTTTTAACATCGACATTAGCCATGTCAACTGAAGAAGAATTCTGCATCTTTCACCTCGTTAATGTTTAACTTACCGTACTTCGGAATTTCAGGAACAAGCTTTTGTTCCTCTGCAAATTTCTTAAGGACATCCTCTTTATAGATTTCAATGAAAGTTGTCCTTAAGTTTTCACTTAACAGCTCCATGTCACAAGCATGAGTACCAAACGAATCGTGAACTACAGAGAAGCTTTGAATATCAGTATAAGAAAGATTTACAGTTTTCATCAGGTGACAGGCATCCATGCTATGAACGTAGTTAGGAGCTATTCCATTAGTCTGCTTATGTTTATCTAGTTTATCTCCTACCCCGTGTGCAGAATATAAAGAAGCAACCTTGCCGTTTATAATTGTTCGTATTTCTTTAACTATCGGTCTTAAGTATTTCTGCTTCACTATAAACCCTGTAGGAACAGTCCAATAGATAGGTTTACTGTCCTTACTTAAGACCCTTGCACATTCCTGTAACCAATCCATACCTTCTCTAGCTGATACTACAACTTCTCCTATAGCTTCATAAATAATTGTAGCTAAGTATTTACAAAACACCCATAGGTCTTTATCTTTAGAAATTGTAGTAAAAATTATTCCTTTATCTAACTGTTTCTTCAGCTCCTCGTATATCTGTTCTCTCATTCCATAAAGAGTAGCACCATAAGGAGTAGTCATAACAGGCCGTTTGACCAGTGCTCTATTAATATCCAAGTCTGAAACAATCGCGTCAGGATCAGCTCTTACTTTTTCTGCTACCTTAACTTTTACAATTTCATAGATATCTTGAGGACTATCAGTCACTGTAAGGTTTACAGCTCTCCCCCCCACTTCATCTCTTAGCATAGCTGAGAAATGCTGAAGACCGTTACAAGAACCGTCTACAGTAACAGGTAAATGACTCACAAAATCTCTAGGATTAACCTTGTATTTAACATACTCAATACAAGCCCTTAAAAACTGCCAAGGTTTATCTGCTTCCATCCACCATCTATTAATTAGTGGAGCTGTTCCTACCTCAATGATAGCCCAACCATGAAATTCTGCCCATTCTACTCTTTCTTCTAAAGACACCTTATCATGCCCGTAACAATTAGCTAGATGGACCTGTAACCAAGGTAGTCCTGAGTTCCCTAAGGGTTTGCCAGTAGCGAACTCCAAGAGTCCTCTGGCTGAGTCCTCTCCTTGTGGATTCAGGAATGCTGTATTAGCATACATCCTTCCCCTGAAGTCTATGGTATGAGGAAAGTAAAAAACCTTCTCATCCTTGAATTTCCTAGTAGTCCACATGAGTTGACTGAATTGTATTCTTTTAGTTTTTAACCTGACATTATCTGCATGCATAAGAGAAGCTAACCGTTTCCACTCTATTTGTTCTTCTTTAGTTCCCTTCTTAGGGTAGGGTTCTGGCATGGTTCTCTCTAGGAACTCGGGAATGACCTTACAGCTTGACCGCGAGTTAAATAGAGTATCCATAATCTCAAAAGTCTTTTTATTTATTCTCCACCCTGTCTCCTGGACTATATTTACGGCCTTCTTCACCTCTTTCAAGTCTGATTTATCCAACATCTCAAGGTATGAGTGGTCCATAGTTTTCACTAAGTTGATATTAGTGTAGGTGTAGTAGCCCCCTGAGTATACTGAATCCCACTTTCTAGGTGGTATCAGGCAAGGCAGCTTGACAGGATTATATAATTCACAAATAGAATTCTTCTTATCTATCCATTTTAGAGATTCTTCGGTAGCTTCAAGCCAGTAGACGCTCTTCCTCTTTTGACCACTGGTATTATTATACAGATCTACCTTAAATAGCTTCGTAGCTTCACATACTAACTCCACCATCATCTGCCCTAACCGGACCTTGTTTCCAGGAAGCCAGTTTTTCCATTCTATTCCAGCCTTATTAGAAGAGTGGACTAAGACTCTTTTCTGTTTACGATAGTTAGTAGTGCGTTTATTCAAGTCCCTCATAATCACACCGTAAAGGGCAGGGTTGGAGTCTTTAAAGAATCTGAATCTAGCCTCATCTTCCAAGAAAGACCCCAACTCATTGGCTACCTTTACCAATTTGACAGGGGTAGAGAGGTGATTAACACAAGCTTTTAGACTAAGGAAGGAGATGACATCACTAGGTAGCTCGAATAATCTCTCTACTGCATCGGTGGGATATTTATAGGGAGTACCATCACTATAATTTTTCTTTAATTCGTTGACGCGCTTCTCTACTTTAGCTACACCTTTCCTTAAAAACTGGACTCCAGCAGGAGTAGTAGATTCATGTTTACCCTTCTTAGCTTTTCTATTATCTTCCCTGAAACGCTTTACACCAAGAGCTACCATTTCTGCTTCTAGGTCTTTTTGACGCTGTAGCATAGGTTTTTTACCTTTTTATGAAATTTTGGCCTCGTGAGAGGCTCTACAGTCCATTATTATGAGAGTAGGCATATCCTAGCACCTACCTTTTCTTAGGTTTATTAAGTTTAAATTTTACTCCATTAGTTATCCAATCTTTTACCATTCTACGCTGAATTAACGCTTCATCTCTTGCGGTGTAACGGTTCTTTTTGACACGATTTGTATCTGCTAATATTACTCTTAAATTACCAGATACATGAAAACCAGAAACAAGTCTACCCTGTAAAGGCACAATATGATCAACATGGTAGTCTCTGCCAGTTTCTTTGGTTTTCTTGTTAGATAATTTAAATAATTTTAATGTGTTATTATAGTTATTTAGCTCAAATTTACTCGTTCTTATTTCTAATACTCTACGTTTTGAGCAATTTTCATTACTTCTAACCTTTACATAGTCCCTTTGTCTATATGCTTTACCATACGTTTCACTTTTTCCGGGATTTTCTTTTCTATATTTTCTCGTAGATTTACGACCGGAAGCTCTTACTTTTTCTCTATTTGCGTCTATGTATTCTCGAATATGTTCCCAATTTCTCTTATCCCATTTTGCTTTATATTCTTTTTGTTTTAATGGGTCTGCATATGGCATAATTTTATCTCCTTTTCCCTCTAAAATAAGCTTCCAGGTAGATATACGCTAAACCAATATCAATAAGTAGAAAGCCATATTGACTTGTGTATATCCACATGGAAACCCACAATACCTGGCCCACCCAACCTATGAGTGGACCAAGCTTGTGACCTATTGCCAAGAGCCTGACTGCTGCCAAAGCCCATATTGATAAGAATATCTCAATCCAGAACACGTTCTTTTTCCATTAAATAGTCCATATCTTTAGGTTTGTTAGGCAATTCTATCTTGTGCCAGTAGTGAGGATGCCTTATAAACAGAGGTCTTGACAAATCAAAGATAGAATAACAACGGTTGTCCTCGTAAGCTTGAGGACTCACAAAAACCATTTCATTGATTGATCGAGGTTTATATTTACAAGGTACAGCGGTAGCATTATAACTCACCTCAGTACCATCCTCATGTACTAACTGGATTTGAGTTGGCACTTCATTGATAGTCCAGTCCACCATCTTATTAGGAGCTGGAACAACTAACATAATGGTTATTAACAACTCATTCATGAGGCTGCCGGTACAGGAAATACAGTGGTTTCCCTACACCACACATAATTAATACTACAGTTATATGCTTTTGCATATTTTTTAGCTTCTTTTATAGCTTCTCTTTTATTCCCACCATTCCATGTCCCAACTCCCATCCAATATCTACCGTCCGGAACAAGTAAAGTGACAATATATTTCATACTACGAATTGAAGTATCCTGTTGCTTTAGTTCGACTTGGTAGCTCATTAGTTTTTAGTCCTTTGTTAAATAGAGGTCAACATGACCTGAGTGATTATCTTTAGGGACACAAACTCTTCCTGTCGTTTCATCTACTTGGATTGATGCGTGTTTACAGGCTTTAAGGCTCTGGTATGTATCGTGGTGGTAGTGCATTCTGGTATCGAACCATAGTGGTTCATAAAGAAAAGCACTAAACACTAAACTAATTACTACATAGATTACAGTCATTTTTAATCTCCTATTTTAAGAATCTGACCTAACATTATGTTCTTCTATAACGTACCCCTGTTTCCCTTGTAGATCACTAACATAAGCAGTTTGGCGAATTTTATTGACAGGAGAAATTCTTTTACTGCTCTTCTTTTTCTTTATGATAGGTTTTTTCTCATCACAAAACTCAGGTTTTTGAGTACTTGCTCTTTTTATTTCCATACTATTCCCCTTTTATTTTTCTGCTAATGAATTACCTTTATTGGATTCACTCCAGATCCCCATATCGATAGTTTTTTCTACCTTTGGAACGCTGGTGAGTACTGGTGCTTTAGATGAAAAGTAGAATAAAAATGCAAATACAGTAACTGCTAATGCTATGTAAAGTCTAGTCATAATTCATTTTCTCCTTACTTGGTGAATAATTTCACTATCACTAAAATCTAATCTCCTCTTGAATGTCTGAGGAGCTTTAGGATTCCCATATCTATCTGTATACATAACTGAAGAAGCCCCGTAGTTATCAGCTTGGTCTTGGAATTTAGTTAGAGGACATTTTTCAGGAAGAATGACCTTGATACCCTTACCCCTAGCATATCCTATAAGGTACTCCATGTTGGCTCTTTGATGCTGCCACTCATCTCCAGCAGCCATATCTACCCCAAAGATAGCTATATCTGTAATATGAGCTTCAACTATAGCTAGAGCTACCATGTAAGAGATAGAAGAGCAGTAATAGTGACCCACTTCTCGATCTACTTTCTCAAATGGATAGGCTATAGCTCCTAAAAAGGTTTCTTCCTGTAAATAGACTTTATGATTCTTACTCTGACACATATCAGGCAACCACTCAGAGTAATAATCTTTATGACGATAGACTCTTCTCTCCAAGCCTTTTCCATCGTAGTGCTCGTATAAAGGATTAGCAGTCATTACTTCCCATAAGATTGAGTGATGCATATCAAATAATCTGTTGTATCTCTCATAACCGTTGAGATCCCACGCTAACCCCCACTTTTCCCAAGTAGTATTTTCCCAAGGTACATCATCATAAGAAGTTTTAGAAAATCCTACTATTGCTACCTTTTTACCTTTACCTCTTCTACTCATACTAATCCCCACATTATTAAAGTTTTTCTTACTCCAGAAGTAACCGGAGTCACTCGATGCAACATATCAATAGGAAAAGTAGTCACCATGCCTTTAGTCTTCATAACATCTATAACTTTATCTTCATGCTTAAGTTGTAATACTCCTCCTACATAATCACTTGGACTAGAGAGCTGTACTATTCCCACGTTAACTCTAGCCTTCATTATCTTATCGCCTGTACCTATATCTCTATGCCAAGTATAATGACTTTTCTCTTCTCCATGATAAACTGTATATTGCATGGATTGAAGAGCATTAAAAGGTAGAGCACTCTTGAACACCATGATAGCACGGTCAAATAACCAGTGAGTATTCTTTCCAGGATGTATCCACGCTATCTTAGTGTTCCTAACAGCATGATCTACCATATCACCTTTTATCTTACCTTCTTCTAATATCAGAGCATCGCCATGATCTATAATTTGTTGTACTTCTTCAGGGAGGAATAGATCAAGCCGATGCTCTATGTGTACTTGTTTCTTTTTCATACAGTATAAGACTTTATATTCTCTGGCAAGAACATCTCAGACAAGTAATAAGTGTCAGTCCAAGTTGCTCTTTGCTTTTCATTGATTTTAAAGGTAACAGTGTCCTCTTCAGGATCAAAACTTACAAAATAAGTTTCCTTCAACTTAAAGGCTTCACTAATTCTATCATATTGAGGCCGAGGAACCTTTAAAGTATAGGTTTTTCTGGCTGATTTTTCCGGATCTTTTTCTCCTACTTCTTCTTTATTACACTTAGGACATAAAAGTTTATATTGAACAACAGTATTTAACTTTTTCTCTAAGGTATTTAGAGAATTTTCCCACTTTTCGTTCAAGAATTTTTCTGCGATGGTCATGATGTCACCTCTAATTATAGATTAATATTAGTATAATTTATAGTACTTATTTACCTAAAGCATTAAACATTTGTTGAACAGTCTTAGGAGCCTTTACTACATCATCATCCTCATAAGTGTTAATAAACTGCGCGAGCGATGGCTGTAGTTTAATTAATTCACGAGTAGCTTTAATACTGTGAGTTACTACCCGATTAGAAGTAATATTACCTTCTTTATCATAAGTAGCACAATAAGCAGGATACTGGTATTTAGCTTCTATTAACCCGTGTTTAACTTCTTCTTCTACTGATAGTTTCATGAGATAACTCCTAGTTTATTAAAGATTATCTATAGTTTAATACTTCTACTTCTACCTATATATACTTATATATACTAGTATACTATATATATAACTATATGATTTGGTCAATCTTCCAGGTCCTGGCCCGTAGTCAATTATGAGTTAGCTATAGGTTAACCGCGAGTATCTCAAAGAAACCTACAGCTTTTAGGGCCAGGACATAGAGTATAGCTAGTATAGTTATTTGGATTTTGATCATTATTTCACCTATTTATAAGTTTATCGAATTCTTTTGGAGATAAAACGATATCATCATCGTGCTGTGGTTTCCATACTAATCTTAAATCTTTATGCTTAGAGATAACCTTTAAGGCTTCCTGTTTATCCTCAAAGGCTGCTGCTTTGTTTCCAATGGATAATACTTTATCGTTTTTGTTTACAATTAAATACATTTTGTGCTCCCTGGTTTAATGTTTATATAGATTGTACAAAAGTACCATTATTCTTTATTGCCTTACCTTTTGCTCTTAATCCTATGATATAGCCTTTATTCTCAGTAAATCTTAAATCGTGTTTATCACCATCCAGGACCGGATAATCAATACCATTTAAATTATAGGTTTTTGGTAGTTCTTCATTTCTTTTTGTAGTCATAACTACCGATACATTAGCAATCTTATTCTTTAATAAAAACTTAGTTTCCAGGCTATTCAAACCATCATATGAGAATGTTAGGTTATAGCCTTTATAGCCCTGGTAATCTAATACTCTTTGAAAGTCTTTTGTATAATCATAGGCCTGGTCAAAAGGCTGATCATTCATATCTAAAAAATGCTTTACTTCTTCAAACCTATCGGATGTACCATTAAAACGATATGCTAGTTTTTTACCTTTTTTATGCGCGGACCTTTTAACTTTCCTTAGTTCTATCTCTAGATTGTTTATAAAAGTATCATTATCCTGGTATAATAGCTTAGTTCTATTAATCATTGCTTTTTTAGCCATTGGCAGCCTACCACTAGTTTTTAAACAAGTATTAAAACAATTATCGCTAAACTTACATAGGTTTTTATTTGGATATAAATACGTTAAAGTATTAATCCAGCCAGGATACTCTTTTTCTGTTTTTTCTGTTTTTATTGTTTTACTTAATAGAGCACTCATTTAGTTACCTCAGTTATTGTAGGTTTATAATTAATGGTTTCCCAGTTATTATTAAACTCATCCCATGCTTCATTTTCATTATTAGCAAGTATAATTACTACGTTATAATAGAAAATACCAATTGCATTATCTTTTCTCATTTTACCTTGTATTTTGTATTGTTTCATTTTGTTACCTCCATTGATTAATATTAAACTACCATTTACAAACTTATCAGATAGCTCGAAATGAATTCAAGCTATCCAATAAATTAATAACTAGTCCAGGCGCGACCCACTATAAGCTTTATAACCATTGTCGCGCAACACCTCAGCATAAGCAGAAGCGTACTCTGCTTTTTTAGCTATGCTTTGATTATAATCACCTACCCAAATTTTTAAACCACTACCATAACCTTTTGAACCTATGCCTTGCTTTTTTATCCATCTTGCAAAGCTTGATGTTCCTGGATGAATTGATATCCAGGCAAAACCACAGGCCCCATCTTCTACAAACCATTGTTTACCGTTTTGTTTATCCTCTACTATCATTGGAACAACATTTAATTTGTTTACAGCATCTTTACCAGCCTTATCAGCCTGGTCAATGATATCTTGAAAAGCTTGTAATTTGTTTTCTTTTTCTTTTAATGCTGCTTTGATTAGTTTATCAGCCTGGTCATACGTCAAAACTTCATTTCTATAGTCTTTTTTAGTTAATGTAAATAGTTTCCAGGTTTGAGATTTGCTTGCTAGTTTCATTTTGTTTACTCCCTCTATTTAATTGATTGATAAAAAAATTAATACAAGGTTAACAAATAAACCTTATTGAGACTACCAACGGTTAAGCTGATAGTCTCTAAAGACTTACTTATATTCTAGCTAGATCTTGATTAACAAAATACTTATAGTTCTGTTTTTCAACTTTATCAAAATGATTTGATTCTATATCTTTTATATAAGCTAAATAAGCTCTATCTACATTGAAGAATTGATATGCTTCACTATCATCAAAATCATCTATTGTTTTATCATCTAAACTTGCAATCCATTGGTTACAACTTGTTACGCTTGATAACATGCGTTCTGTTAAGTCTTTTAATTTACTAGCATCTATTAACTTATTAGACCTTAATACTTTAAAATCTAAAGCTATTCGTAAATTTCCCAAATCCCAAAATAATTCGTTTTCAATGTTCATTGTTTAATCCTTTCATAAAAAAATTAATATAATTGTTAAGCTCTTTTTTACTCTCTTTTTATTTAATGTCTATAACCAAATAAATAAAAATGCATTATTAATAAGAATTAATTTAAGCAGCATGTTTCAGCCTGGTTAAGTTATTATGAATAAATAGATAATTAGAATTGATACAACACAAACAATACATGTTGACTACATACTGATAGTAATATTACATATGGAAGAACTAAAAAAATTAATGATACACCTCACAAGAAGAACAAAGAAGAACCAGCAGAAAACTAGCAGCTCAATCCAGGGTCCTGGCCAGCAAACTAAAAGTTAACCGGAAGTTTAATAAAAGTCGAATCGCGTTAAATTATATAAGGAACTCGATGGGGGAATTTTCGTTTTTTGTCCTACTACGATACCCACTCAGATTTTTGTAATAAATTATCTTAAAGACCAGCGTTTTTACGCTGAGGATTGTGGAATAACGAGGTTTTTTCTGTCAGGTCAGCTAATGCTGGAAATTCCTGATCAGTGTGGAGTTTTGTTGCTTTTATTAACAGTTCTTCTTCAGTTTCCCTATGGTCTTCATCTGGAATACAACAGTCTACAGGGCATACCTCTTGGCAAGCTTCTTCTCCATGAAAACCTACACACTCTGTACAGAGGTCTGCGTCTATTTCATAGAAATCTTCACCTTCAGAGATGGCTTCATTAGGACACTCTGGTTCACATACACCACAGTTGATACATTCATCAGTAATAAGAGTAGACATTAATTATTCCTTACTACCAGTAAACTTTTCGATTAACTCAAGGGTTCCTCTCAGTTTACTGGAGAGTGCTCTCAGTATAGGTACGAGAGCTTTAGGGTTGTTCTTCATAAACCTAACAGCATCTTCTTCTTTGAGGACTCGAAGGACCACACGATCACTAACAGCTTTACAGGTAGCAGTTCGTGGTGTCCTTTCGAGCCAACCAATCTCTCCAAAGACTTCATTTTCTTTAAGAGTAGCAAGATAGCCGTATCCAGCCTTACTGACTTCTACTTCACCTTCATCAATGATGTAAGCTTCAAAACTAAGTTCTCCTTCTTTAAGGATTACCTGGTCTTTCTTGAAGTAGACAGTCTTGCTCATTTAATACGTTCTAAGCTTAACCGGCTTCTGTTTTGGTTTTTTCCTTCTTACCTTAGCTTTAGGCTTAGGATTAGGATAACCTTTCAATTTAGGCATATTCTATAGTCCTCTATGGTCACGGATTTCTCCCTTTCGGGAATCATAAGGGAATCGAGTGGAAACTTTATGTACTCCCTTGTTTTTTACTGTCATTGAACTTGTATCTTTTGGCGAAGGTACAAGATTACGTTTCCCAAGGCTCGAATTGAAGCCCCTGGAAGCGATGTCTCCGCTTATTTTTTTCGCGTCTCTCATTTTGTAGCTCCTTGGATTTATGGTTACGTTCTACTTTCCTAGTCCTGAAACGTTTGTCTCTGAACATCTTTGCTATCACTTGGTTCTCGATCTCATACTTAGCTTTCTTGTCTATTATTCTCACATTATTGTCCTTTTTAAAGGGACACATCCTAGATTAAAATAAGGAGGAATAGGACGTTTTTCTTCTTCAGCTTTCTTAAAGAATTCTGTATGTTTCTCAATACACGATTGGTGACTTGGAAACGTAGCTATTACTTCTCCATGTTGAACTTGAATAGGAGTGGTTGTAAGGTTTAAGTGTATTACGATAAGTAGCCAGATCATTCCTAGACCTTAACCCATACATTCTCATCTTCGTGACTCACTTCAGCAGTGTTCATAAATGATTTTATATTTTCCTCTAGTTCTTCTACTCTACGGTCATTATAGGCGATAGCTTCATCAGCAGCCATCTGTTCTACCCAGTAGTTAACTCCCATAGCGAGAACATCTATTCTATCGTCATACTGGAGTGAACCTTTATCTCTGGTAAGACGAGTCATTTGATAAAATAATTGTCTACGAGGTTCTTCTTTATTCTCCTCGTAGTCTCTTTCAGCTTCAGTTAAACTTATAATCAACCTATGTTGATTCATTATAGGCTCTAAAACATCTATAATTCTTGCTTCTTTCTGCTTAGAATGTTTAATTTCCTCTACATGACACTGGTGAAACTGGTTTAATACAGGTTTGAACAGCTCTGTATACATACCATCACCAAAATTAGCCTCTATTTCTATTACATTTACCTTATGAGCTTGTGCTATTAGGGCTAATTTACGTAATGTAGGCTTATCGTAGCCACCTTTCAGTCCACCTATAGCTAATACGAAGATTCTACCATTTAATATCTTGGTAACAACGTATCCTGTCTCATCAAGACCTCTACCAGCAGGATCTATGTGCATCGCAGCACCAGTATACTCGTAATAATCTGTAGAAACCTCGAAAGGCTTATAGAAATAGTCTCCTGCGAGGCCAACCGCAGGTAAATCCATGAGTTCATCACGCGCCCATTGGACTCTACCAGGAGATTTTTCAGTATTTAAAGGGATTACAAGTAAATCTCTAAGCTTAAGTGGGTATCTCTGGTCATCTTCACCGGAAGTATCCAGCATAAACTGTAAGGCAAACCCTGATTTACCATAAGATGCTTCTCTTTCTACTAAATCTAGGTCATCGAACCTGAAAGGGTCTGTAGGCTGTCCTACGGTCTTTTCTAATGTAGAGATGAACGGAGCTAGCTTAGTCCCATAAAACGTCTTTAAACGGCTCTCAGGCATCCTGGCTGGCCATATACGACACTTATAACCTCTAGTCTGGAGATTAGTGTAGAGACTCTCTTCAACTTGAGGTGTCCCTAAGTAAACTATGCGTCCCACTTTTGGCATTACTACAGCATCGAACTCTTTAACTACTTCTCCTAACTTATCTCTCATTACCTGAGTAAGAGCATTACTTAGAACTTCAACATCATCAGCAACAATAATATGAGCACGAGAACCTACTATTTGACCTGTGATACCAACAGACTTAACAGAAGGAGCATGGGAAGCCCTAGAGGGAGCGACATCAAAAGCAACATTAGAACTTCTCTGATCCTCTCTCGCTCTGAGATGTTGGAGGATCGGCATCTCATGAATGATTCTTTTAGTAAACGTAGAAAAGTCATCAGACCTCTGTTTAGATGCGGATACTACAAGGAATTTGAGCTGTGGATCACACAGTAACTTCCATACAACAAAAGCAGAAGTAATCCAAGATTTACCGACTCCTCTAAAGGCCTGGATAATAAGTCTCTTAGGCCCACTTTGGAGATACTCAGCGATGTCGTATTGTATAGGAGTAGGATCAGGTAAAGCAAGATGCTTCCAAGCGAGATAGAGAAAATTACGGAAATCATCTTTAATTAACTGAAGCTGACTCTTGTTTTGTTGGTGTTTCGTCAAAAGGGAGTTCCTCGACTAGTGATTTTATATCCTCGTTATTAGTACCAAGGCACTCAATATTGTTGTCTCTGAGGAACTGCCTTGCCACATTGAGGTGTGCAGGGGTAGCCTCACCAGACTTAATGTTTTCAGCCAGAGTTCTCGCAAGTAATCCATGAAGTTCTCCTAAGTCATTTACTGTACCGTTACTCATAATTACCTCGTTGTTGAAAAACGTTTACTTTTAGATGCACTTCTTCCAGAAGATACACTCCGTTTTCTGACAGAAACACTTCCTCTACTAATACCTAAACTTGTAGGTCCACCGCTAGAAGAAGGAGCACTACGCTGAATTGGAGGTGTAGATTCTTTACTTTCAGCAGTTTTTAACTTTGCTATATGAGGTGCTGCCCATCCTCTTATAATAGCCTTTGGGACACTACCTGAACCACACATATCAATCCCCTGTTAGTCTTTCTATTTTATCTTCTAGTTTATCAAGTACACCTTTTTCTCTTTCACATACTTCTTTGTATATATCATTATTTCTACTTACTACAGCTAAATCCTTAGAGACAACCTCAGGTGGATTACTTTCCATAAGCCACTTCTTAGTTTTCTCATTCAGTTTAACTTCATCATACCATAAGCATTCTTTAGAATAATAATCATCGTGATCGTAAAAGCCTATCGCAAAGTTAGCAGCAGGAGCTACTAATTCTGGAAGAATACTACATCCCATCGAGAACGTCAGGCATACCAACACGATCCCTAACTTTAGCCTTAGCTTCATCAATTTCTTTCTCCACTTCTGCTTTAGCAGCCATCCCTTTAGGATGATTGATGTTATTAAAGATATTACCTGCTAACCAGTTAAACATAGGCCACATAGTTCCTAGTATCGGAACTTTCTGTACCCATCTATCAGGTAATGCTCCAGTCACAACTGTAAACATAAGAACAATTTCTCCTGCTATTTGAAACCATCCTTGATTCATAAACATTTCCATTAGTAATTTACTCCTATTTCATGTTTCTTTTGTTTGTGATCTTTATCTAATTTAACTATTGTTGTCTTACATTTAGGACAATAAAAATCTTTATACCATTTATAATCTGTCATACCTTGAGATACCTGTTGCATCTCTTCTGAACACTCTTCACATTTTATTGGCAAACGTATATTCCGAATAAAATTCCAACTACAGCCATAAGCATCATTGATTTCCAACAACATCTATTCAGCATATCCATCAGTTAATCTCCTTATATCAGTTATTAAAGAACAAGGGATCATAGCAGTTCCCTTATAAGTTTTATTATCATCCTCCTTATTATAAGCTAATATAACATAGTCATCTTTATAACTTAAGAAAAAACCTATAGTATCATAGTGTACTTCTTTAACCTGAAGTGTATCCATTGTAACTTCATCTGAATGATCTACAGCATCTTTCCAAGTAATAATAACAGGAGTATCTTTCTCAACCTTCTTAATTAGTAGAAGTAATGGAGTTAATTTCATTTGTTTCATTTTGTTGTTAAACCTAACCAAGCAGCAGCAGCTCCTAAAGCTGTAGCTATAGCAGTACCTATCCCTTGTACTGTCTTTATTTTTGTTTCTATTCTATCAACTCTGTTATGTACTCTACGAATAGTTCCTTCGTTATCTTCTATTTCCTTGTTGTAATGGTCAAGAAGTTCGTTAATACGTTTATGTCTTAAAGCTTCAATCTCTTCATGATTTTTAAATTTCTCTGTTATATGTTCTTTTAATGATTGTATTTCTTCGGTCATTTAGGGTCTCTGTGCTCTACGAGCTACTTTAGCATCATATATAGCTTGATCAAAGGCATTACCAGCTACTCCACCATGTACCTCTTTAATATGATTCTCCATAGAGCGAGACATACCAAAATTAGCCATGTCCCTTTTCCAATTTCTCATAGGAGCATGAGTTGAGATTTCCGCTGCTTCATAAGCATCTTGAGCATCTTCTTCCTCTTGTGTAAATGGCACTTTGCCATCTTGGGTCATATGGTGTCTAGCCATTCTTAACTCCTTTTTCTTCTATACTGAAGAATATTTCCAGTTGTGATTGTTCCGGTAGACATGAAGAATTTTATGGCTGTGTGAGCTTCATCTGCCGTGTTATAAAATGAACCAAAGTGTTGCACTTGAGCTTGAGGTGAATGTCCATATAGAAACATAAAGCCCATAACCATAGTTGCGACAGAAGTACCTGCTGGATTTATTAATGTTAATTCAGAATACTTAATACCTTCATCTGTACCAGTACCCGATGCTTCATTCTCGGCTGTTAGCATGATATGAGCAGTTGCTTCCGTTGATTGAGAAGAATTATTGTTAATAATCGTAGTAGCTACTGATAGATAACCACTTGTTCTATATGTTGGTGTTGTAACACCAAGTTGCGCTCTTATGACAGCAGTATCAGCAGATACAAATAATTCTTCTATAACATATCTATAATCATATCCATCAGCCATATTAGTAAATGCTAGTGTAGCTGAAGTAGAGGCTGTTACAGTAGATATATATTCCCATAGACCACCACCAGCAGCAGCTTCAAATGCTGGAGGCGCACCAGCACCAGCAGAAGTCAATACTTGACCATCACTACCAGTTGCTATTGCTACAGGATCTCCTGAAGCATCAAAACTGATAATATTACCGTCAGTACCACCAGCCATTTTAGCTAATGTTATTGCATTGTCAGCTATATGAGCCGTATCTATACTCCCATCAGCATAATGCTCGGAGTCAAGTGCATCATCAGCAATATGAGCATTGTCTATAGATCCGTCTGCATAATGCTCAGAATCAATAGCATCGTCTGCTATATGAGCATTGTCTATTGACCCATCCGCATAATGCTCTGAGTCAATAGCATCATCAGCTATATGTGCATTATCAATACTTCCATCAGTATAATGTTCAGAGTCAATAGCATCATCTGCTATATTAGAACCATCAACAGCATCTGCTCCTATATCTCCAGCTCCTATTATACCAGAACCTCTTCCAGCATTTTTACTAACTATTCCACTCATAGTTTATATTCCTTCTAATTTATAATGTTTGTTCTAAGTAACTAACACAAACATCAATATCTGATGAACTACCAGTAATGATAGATAAATGATCGGCTGCTTCCATTACAAATTTACTTGTATGTTCAAAAGTTGTTTTAGCTGCAAGAGCTTGATCAAAATAGATATAAGTATCTGCTCCCGATCCTCCATCATCAATCAACAATTTAAAGGTTTCTGCTGCATTTCCTGTCTCACATATAGTTACACTTAGAACAGTACAAGTTTTACCTGCTCCAACTGTCAGCAAAGCTTGTACTGAAGACGCATCTCCTCTAAATGTTGCTAATTTTAAAACTTCACTTGCCATAATTCATCTCCGTTAAAATCCCATGACTAAAGCTTTTCCTGTACTTGTAGTATATGAAGTCCACGTTCCATCAATTACAGGGCTGGTTAATGTTTTGTTGGTTAATGTTTGAGTAGCATCAGTACCTACTAATGTTGTACTAGCATCTGGAAAGGTAAAAGTTCTAGTAGTACCAGTTGATATTCCTGAACATTGAAACTGAGCTTCTTTAGTTGTATCTCCATTATCTTGAAGAGTAAAATTATCATCATCAAGAGTTGAAATAGTTGCAGATTCAATAGCATCTATTTGTCCTTGAATCCCTGAAGTTACCCCGTTAAGATAACCAAACTCAGTATTACTTATAGTTCCATCATGGATTTTAGTAGCGGCTATAGCAGCACTTCCATGAACATCAGCATTAACTATAACTCCTGTAGCTATTGCAACTACACCAGCATTACTGATAGTTACATCTCCGGATACTGCTACATTGTCAAAATCAGTTCCATCTGCAACTAAGATATGAGTATCAGTAGCAGCATAAGAGTCATCGAAAATAGCTATCTTAGCTCCTGTTACCGCGTCATCTGCTATTTTAGCTGTAGTTACTTGTCCTGCTGCTATATGAGCTGTATCTATACTGCCATCAGTATAGTGCTCCGAATCTATGGCATCATCAGCAATTTTAGCACTTGTGATAGCATCAGCAGCTATCATGGCAGTCTCTACTGCTCCACTTGCTATTGTTAAAGCTCCAACAGAACTAATGGTAGCATCTCCTGAGAGAGCTACACCAGCATAGTCTGTACCATCAGCTACCAATATAAAACCTGATGTTGCAATAGCAGCATCATCGAGCAACGTAAGCTCATCTAAGGCTTCTTGGGCCATGTAGAATGCTTGTTTACTATCAAGATCTAAGTCAGACTCAGATAAGTTAGAGCCATCTACATAGTCTACTAAGCGTGAACTTTGACTAGAGGTTCTCTTGATTAAAACTACCTGATCTGCCGTAATATCAGCAGGGTCACTTACTGTAATTAAGCTATCGTTATTCCAAGTAAAGACTGCTGTTGTTCCATCTACTGTAACAGCTACATGAGTTCTGCTGATAAATGGAAATGTTACAGCAAACTCTTGTGTATCTCCTGAAGCAACATATCTTACACTTGAATTAGCCATTTATTGTTGTCCTTGTGGTTGTTGTAAATTTGGTAAATTAAATCCTGTAGGTACTTCTTTAGTTACTTTACTATATAAATCATGTCGTTTTAAATCAAATGTACCCTGTAAAAGCCTTTTATGTTTAAATAAAGTAAGTTTAGAAGCTTTATTTTTAAAATTATTTATTAAGTTTTCTAATAAAAGTTTTTGTGTACCTTGAGGTAATTTATTAAAATTCTTTGAAGCAACAACTTTATTTAAAGATTTATTCATATCAGTCCACTTATCAATAAAAAAAGCTTTTTCTTCATTTGTAAGTACTAAGCCATTTAATTTACTAGTACTAGAAGGCTGTTTTATAGTAGATTCAAGTTCTGCCAACTTTTTAACTAAAGGACTTCTACTTGGTTGTAATGCAGGAGAAGGAATAAATAAAGCTGTTCCTACATTTCTTATTGTTTGAAAAGGTTCTCTATCAATTTCATGATTAGTGCCAGGAAATAAAACTTTTTCTCCTCCTAGATTCTTCATAGCAAATCTTTCGCCATAACCAGGAGTTACCTTACGCAGACCTTCTTCAAAAATATTCCCTATTTCTGTTCCAAAATCTTGTAAGTTATTTAAATCTGTCCGTTGAAGTCTAGATAATTTCTCAGGTTCAAATCCTGCTGTAACATTACGTCTAAAACTAGAATAAAAAGACTGAGCTGGATTAAGAAATGATGCAGCTCGTTCTCCAGTTTTTCTAACTTTATAAGACAGGGGCATATCAGAACCAACTACATTTAACATCTCTGAAAATCCTTGTAAGTAATGACGATCTGTAATTAATCTAGCCATACCAACAACACCTGCTTCTAAAACTTCTTTAAACTTTTGAAATATCTCATCTGAAGGATCGCCTTGTTCATACTGTCCATACAGATTCATAGATGCTTTAGCCATAACTACGGCATGAGCTGAAGCTCCCATTATAACTCCTATAGGATCAAATCTATCGTATTTATGCCATGTATTATTCCACCTATAACTGTACCAATGAGAGCCTCCCATATCTGCTTCTAATGTTTTTCTTAAATCAGGATCTCTTGGAGGTCCACCTGTAAAATTTCCTGTTAAAGCTAAACCAAAAGTAGTACCCCATAATACATTAGCCATAGCTACTTTAGCTTCTGCTAATTCTCTAACAGCTTTAGGAGCATCAGGACTTAATTCCGCTTGTAAAGTTTTATTATATTTACGCAACCAAGGAGTACGTTCCCACGCAAAACCAAGTAAGTTAGCAGGTGTTTGGAAAAAAGGAATAAATACTCTAGCTATTCCTGTTTGATCTGAATCTAAAAGTCCTTTAAGTTTAAGACCTAAACCTGGAACTACCTTTTCTTTACCAGAAAGATCATCTATTTCTATATGACTTGCAAGTTTATTTGTATAAGTATTTTTAGCTGCAAAACCTTTTGCTGCATCTACAATATCATCATGAGCCTCAACATTATGTAAAATTTCAGCAAACTTTTTATTTATATCTATTCTATTAGCAACCGTACTATTATCTTTAACGTCATTAAAAGCCTTACGATAAGCTAAAGCTCTAGTTTCTGCTCTATAGTTAATTCCTTTAAAAACTTCATCGGCTGAAAGCAATAGTTTTCCTGGTATATTAACAAGATCACCAAATAAATCTATTGCTTTTCCAAGATTACCACCTAATTGCCAAGTTTCTTTTGAAATAGATCTATCATGAGGTCTAATAAAATCTTGTTTAATATCGGTAGTTGCTTTTAATTCTTTTGCCTGTTTCCATAATCTAGGTATATCTTGAAGAGAACTTAAATAACCCCAACCAAGCTCTGCTGCTTCTCTACTTGTAACTTCTCCACCTCGTTTAATTACTCCTGCATAAGCTCGTTCTAAAGCACTTGTAAACATAGCTGTAGTATTACCAATCATGTTTACTTCAAATGTCTTAATACTTGATAAAAGACCATTAATATATAACTCTAACAATGAATCCCTAGTTCTAGCTCCTAAGCTTTTATTTATTGAATTAAGTCTAGCTTTTATTTGTTTTAAATTAGCTTTATCTATAGCTTCCTGTTCAATCTGTTGTACTTTTAATAAAGATCTTTCTCTAAAAGCTTCTTCTGTTTCTCCTTCTAATTTAGTAATTTTAGTTTTTTTTCTAGAACCACTTTTAAATTTAAACTGAACTTCCATATCATTTACATTTTTACGAGCTGTAAACCAACCAGCTTGTTTTATGGACAATTCAGGATCATTATAAATAATAGAATGTCTTGCTAAAGATCTAAGTTCGTCAAGATTATCAACTTGATCAATAAGTTTTTGATGACTTCTTAATAAATCAGAAGAAGCTTTAGAAAGTTCACCACCAGAAGCTAACATATCATAGCTCAATTTAGTATGACTTAAAGCTTTTTCGTATGTTTCTCGTTTACCACTACTAGCAAACAAAGCAAAAGCATCATCAGCCTTTTTCATTTCGGCTGCTCCAAGTGCTCTAGCTACACCAACATATTTAATTGCTTCTCGAACATTACCAGCTTGTTCTTCAAGTATTCTAGCAGCTTCTTTTTCTGGCATCTCTAAAACTTTTGACATACCAGAAGCAGTATCAAAATCTTCTGTTTTTATTCTACCTTTCAGAAGTTTTTTAATATCCATACGTTTACTTAAGAATTGTAATAAAGGTTTAATATCACTACTACCCTTAAGTTTTAACAAATTCATAGATTCAATAGTATTTAAATCTACGTTTGTTACTTTTTCTCCTCTACTCCATTTTTCAACAATAGTTAAAGCTTCAGCTTGTTTTGTTTCAGTAAGTTTTTCCCAAGGCCGAACATAGTCATCTCTAGTTCTTTCATAGGAATCTTTGGCAGCAGCTTTAACATCTGGAAGATCATCAAATAATTTCATTTGTTCTGGAGAAGCTTGTTCTTTAACCTTCATAACTCCTTCTACATAGGTTTCAGCTTCTATTTGAGCTTTTTCTTCAATATCTTTTAGTGGTACATCCTCTAAAGTTGGTTTTCCTTTAACTTTAGAAATACCATAACCTGCTCCTTTTAAAATACCAGTAACTATAGCTCCTGCTAAAGCTCCAGTAGCTGCTGATTTTAATCTAGAAGTTGTTTCACTATCAGTATCACTTTGAGCAAGAGTTTTTATAGCTGCTCCTGCTGTAGATGATTCAGAAACTGCTCCTGTAACTAATAAAAAGTTAGCTATATTAGGATCTGTAGGATCATAAGAAGCAATATCAGACACAGCTCCTGCTGCTGTTCCAACTAAAAAATCTTTGGCAACTTTAAGTTTTTTACTTTTATCTAAAATTCCTGCTAATCTTGCAGCACCTATAACACCTGCTGATACTGCACCTGCTCCGGCTGCTGTAATAGCAACAGAAGATAAAGCAAATAAAGGAATAAATTGTCCTAAACCACGAGCTAAACTTTGTGCTGTAGTTTTAGGTTCAGGAAGATTCCAAGCATTATCGTCTAACATTCTAGTAAACTGTCCTGCTTCTTCTACTCCTTTAGCTCCACCTATAAGTAAATGTTTGCCAACATTTAACATGCTGCCAAAAATACCTGAATCATCATCATCAGCTATCTTAGCAGTTTCTTTAGTAGCAACAGGAGCATACTCTTCTCTGAAGTTTTCTTTTTGAATATCTGCTATAGCTTCATCAGAAGCTTCATAAATTTCTCTTTCTTTTCTATTAGAAGAAAAATTATTAAAAAGACCTTCAGGTACTATAAGTGAACTTTGTTCTGCCATATTATTTATAATCCTGATTCAGCAAGACCCATAAGAATCACGCTTCTTTTATATATTCCTTTATTAAACTTACCCTCAGCTACTGTAATCCCTTCTTCTTTAGAAAATAATTCATATAAAGCAGTTGGAAAATCTCCCTTAGCTAAAGCTTTAGATGCTGCTGGTAAACCTTTAAATTGTCCTGTTTTTTTGTTAAAAGAACTTCCTTTAATATTATAAAGAGCTAATTTAATGGCTCTTTTTAATTGAGGAGGAAATGTAGTTTTACTTTTAGCTTCTAAAATATTCAACCCTTCATCAAAATCTTTCATTAAGTGGTCAATAACTTTTTTAATTTGTGGCAAAGATAATTTATCACCTTTTTTAAAAGTTTTCTTTAAAACTTTCTTAGCTGTTGAAGCTGTAATGCCGTAAGGACCAGTTAAATTAGGATCTTTTTTAGGAAAATGAAAAGGAGCATCAAATTTATGACCTTCAAGCAATTGTAAATCTTTATAAATATTATCACTTTTAATCAATTTAGAAACTTTAGATTCTATATCTGGAATTAAATTTGAATCTATTTTTTTAAATTTATCATATTCTGTTTTATAAAGACTACCTACAGTTGGTTCAGAAACAACCCGTTCTTTTATTTCATCCTTTAATTCAGAAGTTTTTTCCCAAATAGCATCAAAAAGTTTGGTAACATTTTTAAGAGTTTTACTAGCTGTTTTATTTAAATACTCTACAGTATCACTAAAAATAGGTTTTTCTTTAGGACCTTTACCTTGTTTTAATCTTAGTGCTGCTTCGGGATTCTGTTCTAGTAATTCAGCTTTAGTAGGTTCTTTTTGAACTTTTGATATTGCTTCTTTATATTCTTTAGCAGGATTTTTTCCAGATTTTAATTGATCTAAAAATGCTTGTTCTTTTTTATTTAAAGGAACATCTACTATTAATTTATCTTTAACATCTTGAAGTGTTTCTTCTTTATCAAACAAAGTAGTTAACCTGTTCATAAAAGAAGGAGAATTACCTTTAGTAGTTTCTAAGATTTCTTTTCGTTGTTCAAGATTTTCTTGATATGCTCGAATATGATCAGAATGTGTATTAAATGTTTCAAATGTTAATGGACCAGAAGCAGCAGTTAAAGGATCTTCTTTACGTTCCGTTTCAGATGTATCAGCAGTTAATATGCCATTTACTTTATCTGCTAATAATTTTACTTGTGTTTGAACTGTAGATTGAAAATCTTTAATTTTTTCTGGAGGAACAGTACCTGGACCTTCAGCAGCAGCGTCAGCAAAGCCATTAGTTTCAGCTAAAGTTTCTAAATCTACTACTAATTGATTAATATCATTTAATGCTAATCTAAATTCATTAGGATCTAAACTCGAACCAGCTAATAATTTAATTAATACTTTATCACTTATCTCTGTATCGTCACCAGATAAAATTAAATCATTAATGGCGTTTTTACTGGTAAGATTTGTTTTTATTAAACTAACAAGATTTTTTCTAATAGTAGCCGTACTTTTTAAATAAGCAGCTACATTATCTTTTCTTTGTTTACCTTCTTGATCTAGATAAGAATTTAAAGAGGGTTGAGCATCTTCAGATAAATTACCAAGAATATAATAATCTTGTAAAGTTGCTTTATCTTTAACCTGACCAGATAGAATTAAATCTCTAATTTCATTATAAACTGGTGAATTTTTTTGTTCCTTAATAATAATTTTATTATATTTCTTTAGACTGTCAACAACAGTATTAACTTGACCTGCATTCATACCAGCATTTTCTAATTCTTGTGCTATACTTCTAAAATCATCTGTAGGATTCTGTTTATAATCATCAAAAACTTTTAATTTAGCTGTTGAAATACGTTCTTTATCAGCAGCTTGTTGATTATTCTCAAGATTATCAAAATATGCTTTTTGATTTTCTAAATACTTATTATATATTTTTTGAAATTCTAAAGAATCTTCACCTTTACCAAAATAGAGGTTTGCATAAGTAAAACCTTTATTAAACTGTTTACTTAATAAATTTTGAATGACATCGGCATCCGCTATAATAGATTCATTAACAGTAAGAGCTTTAAAAATTAATAGTTTTTTTTCTGCATCAGGCATGTTAGGAAAAATATTGCCTAAATCCTTACTATTATTATTAATCCATTGTTCTGTAAAAACATCAGTTAATTTAAGGTCTGTCCCTTTATAAACATTAGATTTTTCAACATGACTAACAGCATCATCAATTTGATTTGATAGTGCTTCAATAGATTGAACATATTTATAATCATTTTCTACATTAAGTATATCTTTTTTAACACTTTGTTTAAGTTCGTCAATTTTTGTTTTATACTTCTGTGCGATTTCAGGATATTGAAACGTATATAAAGAGTTTTGTACTAAATTTTCAGAATAAGTATCTATAAAATCCATTTTATCTGCTGTTTGCATACTAAAATTTTTAACAACATTAGAAACTTCTTCACTTTCAGTCCAAGTTTTATATTCTAAAAATTTATTATTTGCTTCGTTTAGTTCGATTATTTTAGCATAAGAATCTTGAGCAATAGGAAGTAAACTTTCCGGCATTACCTCATTTCTTAAAGCTGCGTTTTCTGCTAGTATTATATCTTCTTTAATTCTTCTTCGTTTAGAATGTTCAGCAGCAGAACCTATTGCACTACTAAAACTTTGTAAACCTGAAAGAAGTTGAGTATCTCTAGCAGAAGTATCAGGTAATCCTTGGGTTACTACAGATCTTTGGGTATCTGTAAGTTTTGTTTCTAATGGGTCTAGTCTAAATAATTGATCTGGAGATGGCATTAAGCTGTTGTATCCCTTTTAGCATTGATAGAAGTTTGTATTCCTGTACCAGCTATACTTAAAGCTGTGCCTAACATACTACCACCAGTACTTAAATTAGAAAATGCAGCGTTATTTTGACTGAGAGTACTTAAGGTTACATTTCTATGTCTAATTTCAAAGTCTCTCATTTTAGTTTGAAAATTTAAATCTTTACGAGCTAAAGCATTATATCCATGTCTTGCAATATTCATAACGGTAGCTTGGTAAGAACCTCCTTGTTTACCAAAAGTTCCTCCTGCACTTCCAGCTATAGCAGCATTTTTAGCTTGCTCTCTTCTTATAGCTTTTTTTAACTCAAAATCATCTAATCCAAACTTTTTAAGTTCTAATAAATGTTGAGCGTTTAAATTAAGATGGGAATTAACAGCTAAACTATTATTAATAGATGTTTGTCTATAAGCTTGAACTCGTTGAGCGTGTGCTTTTTGGTCAGCTAAATTCTTTTGATATAAAGAAGTTCCTGCTTTTGTTACAAAATCTAAAAAGTATAACGATGCAAAATCCACTAATCAGCCACCTTACAGAACTCATAAAACTTCACATTATTAACCATACGTTCCCCTATTATCTTAAATCCGCACCACTTGATCCACTTAAGGTGCATCTCATTCCTACTATCTATGATATTCCATAGATGAGGAAATAAAGTATTCATCTTCTCAACTTCAGTTCTACTTTCTTTCAAGAAAGGTATCTTGATTTTCTTTAGTTTATCTGAACCTAACATCCAGACGAGTCCTGTTTTCTTATCAGCAGGAACAACACCATACATACCAACAACCTGACCATAGTTATTTATGATAGACCGACAGACTCTCCCAAATAAGTATCCACTTAATAGAGATTGTTCTGAAGTCTTCCCTAGAGTATTAACTTCGCGTTTATCTTCAAACCTAAGATTAGGAGCTAACTCACATACATCGTGTAGCTGAGTAGCCCTATGAAAAGGCTTCATGTTATCTCCTTGCTACTGTTCTCACCACATAGTTACCTTCCCAATCAGCACCAGTAAAGGCACAAGGAAGGTATGAGTCAGATATGAGTTCCAGTTTTAGATCTCTGGAATCTGCCAAGATAAGCTTTTTAAAGTTACCAGTTTCAAAAGGAATAGTACCAATCTTATTCAAAGGTGATCCTAAGATACGGCCTGTATAGACATGGCTGAATGCATCTCTCCCTGGAGCTGTCACTTGAAGTTTGAAGAATCCGGTATTAAAATAATCTACATTGAACTTACGGATCTTCAGGATACCCCCTGCAAGAGAACTCAGTCTCCCCTGTACTTCACTCTTAATGGTAGGCTCAGTAAACTCATAGAGAAACTGGTATTCCTTACCGATGAAACATGAGCCAGCAGAGTGATCACCAGTAGCCGTGAGTGTAGTGGGAGTTGTTTGAGATACTCCTTGAACTAAATCTCCTTCCTTACCTAAAAAAGAAGGACCAAAGATTACTCTAAAGGTTGACCCAAAGTCATCAGGATAGGGTATAGTCCAAGAAGTAAGATCAGCACCGGAGCTGTAAGATCCTGTAACTTCTGTTAGTCTGTCTACATGAGGCTTAAAGGAAAGCTGAGTGATGCTTTCAGTCAGGTTTACAAGGTTAGCATCTTGTAAATTCATCTTATCTAGGTAAGTACCATCAGGTCTTACAATAATAAAATAAGCTACATTTTCTACAACTCTCAAACCTATTACTTTTTCTTCTGATTTAAATTTCCATTTAGACCATGAACTTAATTTCTTTACCCCTCTTTCAAAGAGCATTTTATACATGAAAACTTCATTTAAATTCTCATCTGATAAAGCAAAGAGAGTATCTTGATGAGGGCTTAAATCAAATAATCTACCTTTGATATAACTAGGAACATGGGAAGTAATATCTTCAGCAGTCTCTTCTTGTAAATCTTCAATCGTACCAAATTCTCGAATGATTGAAAAACCACTGGTATTGGTAGCAAAATAAAGCTTTCTACCATTTAATACAGGTTTAATTAACTTGTCAGTTTCATACTCAGTGATTAAAGCTAACTTGGCATTAGTAGGTGTGAGTCCACCAGCAGCAAACTGAGATAACTTGAACTGAGCAAAGTCACTAAAGAGATAGAGTTCTTCATTGAAAGCTATACCGTGATTCAAGATACTAACCTGATTACTTGGAGAGGCCAAGTCAATCATATCGGTATCTAAAAGATCAGTAGCCGTAGTATTATAGAAATTAAAGAACTCTCCTAATTCAGAGAGTATAATATTTTCTCCTGCTAAGAAACCTAAACGGTTCTTATGGAAGAATATATCATTCAGCTTTTCTGTAACAAAGGTTGGGTCTGGAGCTGTAGTTTCATCTCCAGCAGCTCTGTCTGTCCATGTAATTTGAGATAGAGAGAATACAGTTTCTCCATAATCAGAAGAAAAAGCATCATCCCAAGGATCTTCAGAAGTTCTGATAAACTGAATAGGCATGGTACTAGGATCTAAACTATTAGCTAGTTCCGGTTCTACAGTCTCTACCCATTCACCTACATCTTCATCAGCTTGGTTATTATGTTTAATCCAGTAATCATCAGTCCCTGAACTGGGATCTCCTGTAATTTTAACAATAAATCCATCCTTGGTTCTAGCAGGAAGATCCGTAAAATCTACAACACTATCTTTAATAGCAATACAATTTGCTTCTGGAGCTTGAACATGAAGTGTAAAATCACTACCATCTTTTTTAGTTAAGTGAACATTTGAACTACCAAACTTGGTGATATCAAACGTAGATCCAATAGAAGAAACAAGTTCATCAAAACAATCTGTTATTTGAGTAGCAGCATTAGCACTGGAATTAATAGTAGATCTTAAAGTACCATCTACATAAACTAGAAAATCAGTAGCGTTAGAAGCCTGTTTGAGAAATACAATACCTTCAGGATCTCTCGCGTCTCCTGTCGTTGTTAACTTGGCAGTAGCCGTTGTCTTGTTTAACAGAAAAGTATAGTCAGCTACAGTAAATAATTTAAGATTATCCCTAGCATCAACTGTAGTGATATAAGTTAATACGTCTCCTGTAGCTCCTGAGACGCTCTTAGATGTCCCATCTAAATCCCATACCTCCATTTCAGATCCTGAGAAATCATCGCTGAAATCGGTACTGAATTGGTCTGAGGTGATACTGACAATATATCGTTCATCTTCATCACGATTAATGAAATGTATGTGAGCATCAGTATCAGTTTTATTACTTAACTTAGCAACAAATTCTAAAGGGGGGCGTTTCTTTAATCCTTCTGCTATGGTAACTAGACCATTTTCTTGAGTTTCACATTGAGAAGCTAAACGTAATGAAGGGGGTTGTTGTGAAACCCCATTAATTAAGTTGCTTATTTGTTCTGTTATTAGTGGCATTTACCATGTTTTCCTGTAGAGCTTAGTAGTATTATACATATCTCTTGTACCATACCCGACATTATATCCAGAACGCTCTCCTTCATCATCTAGTAAATCTGCATAGGCTTCTACTTCTTCTTGTCTATTTACTGCTTCTGCTGAAACTTGTCCAATAATTTCTTCTTGGAAAATCCTGGCAGCCTTAGTTGTAATATACTGTCTAGCAGTTTGAGGTATATCTTCAAAATCCAGTAATGTAATTGTAACAGCATCGTTGACAGAGGCAGTCCAAGTAAAGGTATTGTTATCTAAATCATAAAGAAAAGGAGATCCTTCTCTTCCTCTGATTGTAGTCATCTTAGTAGGAGAATAAATAGATAGAACTGTCGTACCAAGTGGAATTCTACTATCAGAATCAAGAGATAATACTACATCCCATTCAGTATTAAAGTGCCAGCCTTTCTGCTGTACTTCTCTATTGATATTAGATAGTAAATTCTTAGCTTGTGTAACATCTACGGTAGTTGCTGTTTCCAGACTTGAAACTGCTGCTTCTCCTACGGCAGCTAAAAGCATATTAACAGCTTCTAGTTCATTGACAGGAACTGTAGTAAAGTGTGACATTTTAAGTTACCAGACTCATGCCCATAACCTGAGCGTTTCTAACGGTTAAATTATCTGTAGTATCTATATTAGCAACAAAGATAGAAACATAATCATTTGTAGCCATAGAAGCATAGCCAAACGTAACAAGATCAACTGAGTTAACTGTAACAGCAGGAGCGATTCCTACTATTTTAGTACCTGTAATCAAAGTACCGTTCTTGTGTAATGCTAATCCAAATTCTTTACTTGTAGCAGAAGTATCAATTTCCAAGGAAGCTGAGGCTAAGAATAGACAGTTGACTGTAGGAGTCCCTGTATATCTTAGTCTGCCATCTGTATTTTCATCAAACTCATTTGCAGTAGGAGCTGTGCTTAAAGTCCAAGTTCCAGCAGTTCCTTCTACATACGTTCCAGCTCCAGCAATTGTAGTGCTACCAGCAGAAGAAATATACATACTGCCTTGTTTTGTTTGACAAGTTTCAATAAAGTCACGCAAGTCCTGAGGAGTAATAGAACCAGCAGCCTGACTGTCTTGAAACAAGTTAGTAACTAAGTCGCTTACGGTTCTACTTGTATCAGTCATTGTATCTCCACAAAATATATAAAAAAATGAGGAGCCTAAGTGTTACCTTAGACCCCTCAAAAGGTTAACTCGAAGTTACGGTAGTACCACTACCAGAACCTTGAATTATGATATGAAATCCACCGTTACAACCTATTGTGCCTGAATAAGCTTTTGCAGCTAATCGTACAATAGCCTTAGCAGGGACAACAAGTGGAATATTTCCAGGAAATGCAAATACTCCAGGTGAATCCGTAGTTACAATTTGTGCTATATCACTATCATGTTCTCCAATATTCATTTCAGCAATGGTTTCCCACTCGTGAGAACCATCATTGGTTGCTAAACCTTGAAGGCCATGTCTTGCCATTTGTAAGGCAAACGTAGCAACTCCAGCAGACGTTCCAGTAGGAGTAGTATTACCCCAAAAACCAAACACATAACCTGTATGTCCAGCAGGAACTTTCCACCAAGCACTAGCCATTTTATATTTGCCCTGATCAATCTGAGCAATATCATTAGCACTAGCATCATTCTGTACTTGGATAATACCAGCAGACTCAAGACCAGTACCAACAGAAGCTATAAATGCTTCATTGATAAAAGTCCAAGTAGTATCACCTTGTTCAACAACAGTAGTACCATTCATAGTGACGGTAGCTTCTTTAATATTAAAAGAAGTATCCAAACCTTTAACTGTTACCGTTTGAGCACCAGTTCCGGCAGGAGAACCATCATCATCAGTTGAAGCAGATATTAATTCAATACCATCTCCAGCAGTACCTAATTGGGTCATCGTTGCATCATCTAAATTTGATACCAATTCGTAAGCAGTACCTACTGAAGCATTATCTCCTGTTACATAGTGTAATGAAGTATTAGTAACAGCATTTGCAGCGACAGGAAGATAACTTCCAACATCAGCAATATCAGCCATAGTTATTCTCCTTTCGCTTAAGAGGTTTTAAGTTCAACACAACACTCAGGACGAATGAAACTATGACCCATAGCGTACTTAGCCACAATCCACCAACCTTGAAGCCTAATGTCGTATTCAGTTTCAACTGCCAAGTTCAACAACTTAACGGTAGCTACTGCTGACTTGTGCATAACTAATGCCTTAGTCGTAGAGAAGTTAGCTTCGTGAGTTGTGACTCCAGTAGAATCACTGATAGTAGTAATAGGAAGATTGTTAGTTTTCACAAGATGAATACCAGCGATCTTCATAACTTCGCCTTCTGCATATACTCCTCTTCCACCCCAATCACGGTTGATCAGGTTGGTAGTTTCTGCCATTAAGTAATACTGGGCAGGACGTACATACATATATCTGTCATTTTCAGGAACATTCTTTTCATCTAGTTCTTCAGCAGCATCAAACAAGCCACCACCCAAAGTAGAACCGGAAGTTCCATAAGAGGCATTAGTAAGTACAGCTCCACCGTTACCACTCGTAACGAGCGTAGAGGAACGTGCGCCTAACACACCTTCTTGAAGTACATTCTTATCCCATTGAGTACCAAGTATAATACCAGCCTCTTTAGCATAAATAGAACGTACATCATAATGATTCATAGCTTCGTCAAGGTTGTTGACAAAGTGATCTGCAAGCAACAGACCGTCAATAGGAATGACCTTCTCATTCTTATTGATTGCCGTACCATCAAGTTCAACAGCCGTAGTAGCAGTACTACCTGAGCTGTTAACATAGGCGTATTCAACTGAAGCGGTTTTCCACACAAGTGGGAACTGAGCTGAAATACCTGAACTGATAGAACGGATAACGTGCTTGTCCATCGTAACACTAGCTTGCTCAAAAGCGGTCAATACTTCACCAGCATAGACCTTAAGAAACATAGCACTGGAATCACCAGCACTATTTTTTTGACCAGAGCGAGACATTACTTGGACGGGTGCAGTAGTTAGCGTTGTACCCATAGCAAGTCTCTCCTTTAATTAAGTTAATAAAAAGTATTTGTAACAAAAATTGCTATACTTCTTCACCAACTTTCAACTAAAGATTATCCACCTCAGCAGGTCTTTGTCTACTTGTTTAATTACTCTATAGCTCGTTGTGCTTTTACTCTATCTTAAGTCTGACCTAAAGAAAAGACTTCAGATCTCTCAAGTTTATCCCTGACATCTTGGCGATAAGCCATGTCAGTTTCATATCTAGGATCTTTCATAGCTTCAGTTACCTGAGCATTACTACGAAAGACATCGGAGCTGTCACTCATCCTCAGAGAAGTGTCTCCGCTTACAGTTTGTCCTTCATATCCTGAAGAATTCTGATAGTCAGCTTGGAGTCCTCTGGCAGTCAGCATTGCCAGTTGAACATCACCACTATTAACAGCATTATCATAAGCTTGGATTTGTTCAGGAGAATAATTAGCTTGCGCCCATTCCACCATGTTCTGATAGTCACCAGAGCCACCTACAGAATCCTTTACCTGATTACCTATCTGTTGACCCAAAGCTTTTACTCCTTCAATGTAAGTATCAGCATATTGTTTGCTGATTCCAGCGTCTTCTAAAAGTTTATAACTAGCATCCTTTAAACCACCAGTTTCCATGTACTCTTTCTGTAATGCTTCCATATCAAAAGGAGCATCAGTAGCTTGAGGAATACTTAGTTCTTCTTGTTCTTCTTGTACTTGGTCAGATGGTGAATGAAAGTTTCTTTCCAGCTCATCATAACTTCTTCGCCATTCTTCATCTGACTTAAATTTTTCTGGCCTAAATGTTTCGTCTACTACTTCAGGCTCTTCTAAAGGAACTACACCTTGATCAATAGTATTCTCTGCAAAGGTAGCTTTTGATGCCATCTCCCTGTTGTATTCATCCATACTTGGGGGAGCTTCACTTTCAACTGTTATTTGGTTTGCCATATCGCTCTCCGTATGATTCTTTTATAGTTCCACTAGGAAGTTTAATCTTAGTGTAGGTAGATGGAAGTCCATTTACCGTAGCTACACCTGCTTTTTGTTCCATGACCTCCATTGTTCTATCTACTTCCTTGAACTGAGTCTTGGATGTAACACTAGTCTCTGGTGCTTTTTCCTTTTTCTTTTTACTGTGTTTTGTTGCCATCAGCTTGTCGCTCCCTTACCATTTCGCCCACCTGATTAACAGCATTAGGTGTCGCTGCCAATCCTGCCTGAGCCATCATCTGTTGTTGTTGTTGAGCTTGCTGCTCCTGTTGAACTTGTTCTTCAGGTTTAATCAAGCCCTTCATGTCTATTCCAAAACCAACACCTAATCGTTTGAGTGCATCACTAGCATTGGTATAAGTTAACACGGCTTCTGGACCAAGTATTTGGGCAGCAGTTTGTAGAAAGGTAGCCAGTTTATTAGCATCGTTACCTCTCCCTAGTGCCTCAAATCCTGTTATGATGACAGGCTCTACCGCACCTTCCGGTAGTTTGGGAAGTTTTTTCTCTCGTTCTAGTACAGCTATGATACGTTTAATGAGTGGTAACTGTAGCTCATGGGAAAGTAAACTATAGATCCCACCAAGAGAAGTCTCCAGTTCATTAGCTAAGAACCGAATCTCTTCTGCTGTAACTCGTTCAGCATCACGCTGGACACTCTGGTTCAGCATGAAAGCAGCAGCAAGTCTTCTTTCAGTTTGGGCTATAGTTTCCTGAGCCACCCTAAAATCATTAAACTTTTCCATCTGGAGTACTGATACATCTTCGGCACTCCCTTGTCGTACTGCTAGGTTAGGAGCTTGAGAGATAGTCTTTAGTTTGGTTGTACCATTAGGTCTTACAAGGAATATAGCTCTTGCAGCAGCAGCCGAACCTTCCAGAATTGCCTTGGATAAACCCTCAAGTGCTCTCAAGTCTCCTAAGTATTCTTCTACGAATCCTCTACCATAATCTTCACCGTCAATTGAAGAGAACCTTAAAGCTAACCAAGGGTTCTTATCTAAAGGATAAGTAGAATTAGTATTAGGAATCTTCTTATCGTTAACTTCTTGGTGAACATATATCTTATTATCTTTTCTTCTTACTACTGTATATAAATTAAGTTCTCTCTCTTGACTGTCTGAACTAGTACCAGTTTCATTAGGAGGAGTACTACCAAAGACATCCTTGTAAAGCTCACGGCTCATCTTCTCTAGGACTATGACCTCAAGCATCTCTCCTTGAGGATCTCTCCTGACACAATACTGATCTAAATGAAATACTCTTACCTTGTTATTTTTATCAGCATGAAGAAGACAGTTACCAGTAATTATAAGGTGACGTAAACACTCACTTAAAGGGACACGCATGGCCTTGGCTTCTACTTCATCCATGACCGCACGTTCCATAGCATTGAGTCCTTCTTCTATGGGAGCACGTTGAGCTTGTAGTTCCTGTAGAGTAAAGTCATCTATCTGGAACTTGAAAAAAGGGGAGTTAGGGGGGAAGAGGGTTAAAAGGAGTTTTGCTGCTAGGTTGTTCACCCCCCTAGCTCCGATACCTTGATAAGGAGTGGGAAGATCCTGGTCAAGGTTGTAGTTTCTTGGAAGAATAAAAGGAATTGTTACCTCAGCTCCATCCCATGCGCGGTTTAAGAACCACTGTCGCTTCTCACATAAACTTGAATATTTTTTGTTAACTGAAGTATACATATATTATGCTATTTGTAGTCCTGTTCCTGCCATGTCCATACCTAAGCCGTAGTCTGCCACCTCTGCTTGTCGTTTTCGTAAGGACTTAGCTTGTTTAATTTCCGATGCTAGTACGGCAGCAGCTTGTCTGCCACCTGATCCTGTAACTGTTGAGTGTTGAGAACTATATGCTTGTGGTGTGTAAGGCATACCAGTAAGGTTTTGATTGTAGCTTTGTTGTTGAGGTGTGAGCATATTCATAGCCACTCCACCAGCTAATCCGACAGCACCCATTCCTGCCATTGATGCTGCTGATACTCCAAGTTCCGGTATTATAGCCGTACTAAATAAATTACCACCAAGCTCAGATATAAATCCTGAAGAGACTCCGTCTACTGGCACTGGTAAGATTGCACCACCAATTCCACCCATAACTGCACCCATGAGTGGATCACCACCTGTTATCGCTGAAGTAGCTGCTCCTATGGCTGCCCCTATCACTATAGGATGACACATAGTTTAACCTATGTTCAAACCAGTAGGTCCACCTGCAAGTGGTACTCTAAATCTACCCATACCTCTAGCTCTTCGAGTCGTTCTCTTTTTAGCTTTAGTAGTAGCCTTCTCCTCTGGAGATTTAGCCTTAGCTGATACTGTAGCTATGGGAGCTGGAGGACTTGGAGGAGGTGGAGGAGGAGGGGGA